AGTGGCGTAGAAAAGTAGAAAAAATGTCAAATCCAACAAGTAACTATGGGTTTGTTTTACCGACGGCGACAGATTTGGTCACGGATTTGCCCGCAGATTTTGAAGTCGCATTACAAGCGGTTGACACACAAATGTTCACAAATGCAAATGCTGCAACGCAAAAATCAACATTGACGACAAAGGGTGACATTTATGCCGCTACCGCTGCTTCAACACCAGCAAGGCTTGGCGTCGGAACAAACAATCAAGTTTTGACCGCTGATTCAACAACGGCAACGGGTTTAAAATGGGCTGGTGTTACATCACCACCAACAGGGTGGACATTGCTAAACACTGGTGGCACAACTTTAACAGGTGCGGCGACGGTTACAGTCAGCGGCATTTCTGCAAATCAACTTATGATTTTGATAAATGGTGCAACAAGTACGACCAGCGCAACAATACGTATTAGACCAAATAACAGCACGGCAGGAAATTATCTTTATTACGGAATTGGTAACAGCATTGCCAGTTCATACATAGTTGGGAATTATCAACCACGAAATCAAACATTGACTTCGATTGACGTTGGAACAACATCAACGGTTGCAACGACTCTTGTTTCGGGTTATTGCTTTATTGATTGCGCCAATCAAACAGGTTCAAAACAATTTCATGGTGTTGGTTCGGGCGATACAGGAACGGCAGCGGGTGTAAGTTTTGGACAAAAATGGTTTGGCGGAATTCATAATTTAGGCGCAGCTATTACGTCAATTTCAATCAATACGGATTCAGGCTCATTTTCAGCAGGAACCGTTTTCGTGTATGGAGCAAACTAATGAAGCATAAAATTGTAGACATTACAACGGGTCAAGAAACAATCGTTGATTATACAAAGGAAGAAATAGAACAATCAAAAATTGATCATGCTCAAACAATGCAAACCATTGAAAATGATCTTGCAGCAAATAATGAAAAAAATGTCGCACGTCAAGCAGTTTTGGATAAACTAGGTTTGACCGTAGAAGAAATTGCGGCATTACTTTCATGACTTATCCAGCGGGAACAAATGCACGGTTGATTGAAGTCGCCGCAGCTGAAATTGGCACGGTTGAGGAAGGCGACAACCTAACCAAATACGGCAAATACACAAAGGCAGACGGTTTGCCCTGGTGTGGCAGTTTTGTCAACTGGTGTGCAAATGAAGCGGGTGTGAAAATTCATTCGGTTGTTGGCACTGCAATCGGCGCGCATAAATTTAAAGAAATTTCTCGTTGGTCAAATCTTCCGCAATTAGGTTATTTGGCCTTCATGGATTTTCCACATGACGGCGTTGACAAAATTAGTCACATTGGAATTGTTGTTGGTTTGGTTGACGACAAAACATGCGTGACGATTGAAGGCAATACCAGCGGCACGGGTGATCAGCGCAATGGTGGCATGGTCATGGTTAAGGTTCGCAAGATAGGCAGTGAAATTGTTGGTTTTGGAATTCCAAAGTTTGTTCCATACAAGGGCGAATTTCCAACAATTGAAATTCCAACTACGGGAGCAAAACCGACAAAGGAGAAAACAAAATGGACAAAGCCAAAGCCTTAGCAGCGTCGTGGGCGCGCTCATTTATGGCAGCCGCGCTTGCGTTATACCTTGCAGGCGTTACAGACCCAAAGACCCTTGCAATGGCAGGCGTCGCAGCAGTCGCACCAGTTATTTTGCGCTGGCTAAATCCAAATGATAAAAGTTTCGGGTTAACGGGGAAGTGACCCGAAAACTTGCGGCGGTGGTAGTAGTCCTCACGTGCGGACTATTACTCACCGCTTGCGGGTATCAAGGTTGGACACGTTATGAGTGCCAAGAATTCGATAACTGGGCAAAAGCCGAATGTCAAAAACCGCAATGCCTCCCCACTGGAACGTGCACTGACGACCTACTTGGAATTCAGTCATCACAAACCAGCACGACGCAAAACCCCTGAGGAAGTTCACGCGCAACTAATCCTGATCATTGGCACAACGCTTGCAGCCGTTTTTCTTATTGTGACGCTAGGCATAACTTACGCCCTGATTTTTGTGACTCAACCTGTAAGCGCGCAAGCACCCAACGACGCGGCGTTTATTGATTTATTGAAAACATTGGCAATTTTCTTGACTGGTTCATTGGGTGGCGTACTTGCTGGAAACGGACTTAAATCGAAGCCAAAACCATTAGACACGCCGACAAACACGCAAGGTTCTTGACGGCGCGTTGATCATGCTTCACCCTATGTCTAGGTGGTAGTCGTTACCGCCTAGATTCGGGAGAAATCAAAATGGTACTTGATCTACTTGACCCAGCAACATTGGGTCGTTTGAGCATGCTGGCAATCTTGCTGGTCATGGCAGCTGCGGTTGGATACGCGAAAGGCTTCAAAGACGGTAAGCGGGAAGGCATTGCACGCCGTAAGGCAATTACACGACACATTGCAAACAAGGCGGTGAAATAATGGGATTCCTTGACAACTATGAAGCAAGCCGCGAACGCTTGGAGCGTTGGTTGGCAACATACCCGAACGGTCGAATTGAAACACGCATTGTTGAATTTAGTGCGGAAAAGGGTTATGTCTTGGTGGAGGCCCGCGCCTTTAAAGGCAAATTACACGAAACAGACTGCCACGTTTGTCACGGTTTAATCGAAGCACCAGCGGGCATTGATTATGCCCACGGCTACGTTGGCGCATACCAGCAAAACATGAAACGTTGGTTTGTTGAAGATACGGTCACCAGCGCAATTATGAGGGTGCAGCAATTGGTCATGGGGGGGGCTGAACGTACGGTGCGGGAAGTCATGGAACAGGTCGAAAACACACCAGCCAAAATTGCAAATGCTGACAAAGATCACGACTATTGGACAACCAAATTTGGTGACGTGCCTAGTTATGCAACCGTCGAAGCGGCTGAGCAGTCGGGAATTCCTTCACTAGGTTCATCAATGGACGAAATCAAAAAACAATTAGGTGGCGAATTGGTCGCTGAAGCACCGCAATGTCGTCATGGTCACCGCGTTTGGCGAACTGGAAAAAGCGCGAAAACCAACAAGGATTGGGCTAACTATTCCTGCGTTGGACGCAAGCCTGATCAGTGTGAACCCGTTTGGTACGTTTTCACATCTGACGGCACATGGAAGCCACAACTATGAGTGACTACATTGAATTGATCAATCCGCAAACCCGCATTTGCAAACTATTGAAAAACGGTGAAGTAATTGCCGAATACAAAATGGAACAATGCGACAAGTGTTCAATGCTGGCAAAGGCTGACGAATTCGGCTATCAGCGCGGGCAACGTGGCGAAAAACTATTGTGGTTTTGTGGTGGTTGCAGATGAAAATGCAGCTGACAAGGGCTGAAGAAATTGAGTGCTTAAAGGCTGCAATTCAATTTTCAATTGACGGAAACAATCAGCCAAATGACGCTGCACGGTACAACACCGAAATAGGGTTTTTTGAATATATTGCCGAATGGGCCGAAACCATTGGCAGTGAATGGGTTGTTGCGAAATACCTGGGTGTTTCCTATGACCCGCATGAGCCAAAATACAAAGTCAAAGCCGACGTGGGCAATGGTATTGAAGTCAAATGGACTAAGTACGTTGCCGGGCAATTGATTGTCCATGAATACGATCGCACAACAGACATTGCAGTCCTGGTGACTGGCAAATCACCACATTATTTCATTGCGGGTTGGATTCCCGTAGCAATAGCCAAAAAACCGCGTTACCGCCATTCTAAGCAACCAAATTGGTGGGTCACGCAAATCAATCTGCAACCAATAGAGAATTTGAGGAAATCCACTTATGGACAGACTGCGATTTGAATGTCGAATGTGCAAAAAGGTAACGACGCAGCTAATTGTCAAAATCACGGACTTACTGCCACCAGGGGTCGAAACGCTGCAATGCACGATTTGCAGTTGCATGACAGTTGCGCAGATTGGAACGTCAAATGCCAGTCTATGAATTTAAATGCCAAGTGTGCCAAATCAGTGTTGAAGTGGATAGATCAATCCACGAGGAACGCGAGCCGATTTGTTGCGGGGCAAACATGAGTCGGGTCTACTCAACTTTTGGAATTTCATTCAAGGGAACGGGTTGGGGTCATCAATGAATCGTCCACAGGCTCAATCCACATTGTGGAAAAGCATTTATAACAAAACGTTATTAAATCGTTATAAAGTCGTTACAAACACAACGGCGTTGCGTGAGCGTGAAGGGCTTGCGTTGGGGGTGTACGCTGGAGCGATACAACCAACCCAGGGTTTGACTCTTTCACAACAGAATGAAGTTCTTTCAGTAATAAATGCTAAAAAGATAAAAATAAAAAAACGCCTGGTGTTTATCGCTTCAGCCCTAATCGCAGTGCAAGGGGCAAATCCTGCCTTTTCAGCTGCTTATTCAATAGATCACTTGAAACTTTATGCACATTCAAGGTTATTGGATTATAAGGAATTTCAATGCTTCAACAAGATCATCACGAAGGAATCACGCTGGTCATACACTGCACGCAATGGTTCGCATTACGGATTAGGCC